GGGAAAGAATATACCAGGGTAGCTCAGCGGTAGAGCGGGAGGCTCATAACCTCAAGGTCGGTGGTTCAAATCCACCCCTCTGGTACCAAGTTCGGGGGATTAGCTCATCTGGGAGAGCGCCTGCTTATAAATAAACAAAAGGAGATTCATTCTGATGTTTATATGTAAGTTCTGCAAAAAAGAATATAATATGAATGCTGGCGGCATGGTTCATCAAAATCAATGTAAGTTAAATCCTGATAGAGTATCATATCAATTGGGTAGGACTGCTTGGAATAAAGGTAAGACTTCTGATTCGGATCCAAGAATATCTGCACTTTCTGCTAAAGTTTCTATAGCAATGAGAGGAAAGAAACCAGGAAATTGGAATCCAAACAGAGATAAGTTAAGTCAATATAGAACAGATTGCACATTTAAATTTTCAGTATATAATTATCCTAAAGAATTTAATCTTTCTTTAATTGAAGAAAGCGGCTGGTATAAAGCCAAAAATCGAGGTGATAATTTATACGGTATATCTAGAGATCATATGATTTCAGTTAAATATGGTTGGGAAAATAATATAGATCCAAAGATCATCTCTCACCCTGCAAATTGCAAATTAATGATTCATGGAGATAATGTGAGAAAATATTCAAACAATTCTATTTCTTTAGAAGAACTTCTTTATAAAATAGAACAATGGAATTCTAAATACGGGGACGTAAGCTAACGGGAAACTGGCGCCTTTGCAAGGCGCACTTGAGGGTTCGATTCCCTCCGTCTCCACCAGTTCGAGGTGGTCGGTTCGAGTCCGACATTCTCCACCAAAATTCGACGTCGCTTGCGGGAGCCACTGCGCCGGATCATGGCCGGTTCGACACCGGGACGTCGAATACTTAAATGCCTCGGTAGCTCAGTTGGTAGAGCATCGGTTTGAAGAACCGAGTGTCGGCGGTTCGACCCCGTCCCGAGGCACCATTTTAAGGGTTATTCATGAAAGATAAACTGTCTATTGTTATTCCTTGTAAAAACGAGGAAAATTATATCTCATGGCTTCTTGAAAATCTTAAAATTCAAGAAGGCATTGAAGATGTTAAGATATATATAGCAGATGCATCAACAGATTCAACTCGAAGTGTAATTAAGAAAAATAGTAAGGACTTAAATATAAGTATCATTGAAGGTGGTCCAGTATCGACTGCTAAAAATAATGGTGCAAAACTTGTAACAACGCCTTATATTCTTTTTATTGATTCTGATGTTAGGTTCTTTCAAAAGACAGTTATTAAAGATACTGTAAAACTTTTGGAAGAAAATAATCTAGATCTTATCGGTCTAAAGATCAAATGTTATGATGATTCCATAAGAACATCTTTAGGATTTATGTTGTTTAATGTTATCAATAAGATCCTATCTTATTGGTGTCCTTTTGCTGTTGGGGCGTATATGCTGACTAGAACAGATAAGTTTAATAAACTAGGCGGGTTTCCTGCTAAATATGCTACATCTGAAGATTTCTTCCTATCCAAGAAATACAAACCTAACAAGTTTATGATCGCTGATCATTACTTTGGTCAAGATAGTCGTAGATTTAAGAAAATGGGTTATCTAGGTATGAGTTGGTATTTGATTAAAAACTTCCTAAATAGAAACAACGAAAAACATTGGAAGAATATAGATGGCAAAAAATACTGGTAAATATAAATCGGTTTTCATCTCTGATCTGCATCTTGGTTCTAAGCACTGCAACTCCGAAGAACTCTTGACATTCCTATCTAAAATCCAGACAGATAAATTATATCTGGTGGGAGACATTCTGGATATGTGGCGTTTAAAAAAGAAGTGGTATTGGCCTAAGGCACACAATCAGATCTTAAGAAAGATTCTCAAGATATCTGAGAAGACTGAAGTCGTATATGTTACCGGCAATCATGATGAGATATTTAGAAGTTTTCCAAATATTAGGATCGGACGAATATCAGTTGAACATCGATGCGTATATATAGGATTAGATGGTAAACGGTATCTTGTGATTCATGGTGACCTATTTGATAACCTAATGAGAACAAAAACAGGTCGCATGATTATGCATCTCGGAGACTTTGCATACGACTCATTGATTTATATCAATAAAATCATCAATGCAGCCCGTAGAATGTTGAGAATGCAACCTTGGAGTTTGGCTAAATACTTAAAGCGTAGAGCTAAGTTGGCAGCAAACTATATCGGTGATTTTGAAAAAGAAATGACTCTCTACTGTCAGAAAAAAGGTTATGATGGTATTATATGTGGTCATATCCATCATGCAGAGATTACGTCGTATGACGGTATTGTCTATATGAATGATGGTGACTGGTGTGAAAGTTGTACTGCACTTGTAGAAACAGTGGACGGCATTTGGAAGATTATTAAAACATCAGATTTATAATGCCCGTGTAGTCCAATTGGTAGAGGCGCCTGGTTTAGGTCCAGGATGTTGGGGGTTCGAGTCCCTCCACGGGTACCAAGTTTAATGCCCGATTAGCTCAGCGGTAGAGCATTATAAATTTATAAATAACTTAGTAATTGAGCTAAGGAGTTTATATGCATAAGTGTGAAACATGTGACAAAGAATTTGATAGTCATCGCAAACTAAATGGGCATAAAAGCGTACATCGTGAAGGTGGAAGGTATTCTGTTTCACGTAGAACTAAAGAATCCATATCGTGTCCAAACTGTAAAACTTTGACATTTAATGCTAAATATTGTAGTAATAAATGTCAACATGAACATGAATGGAAAGAACGGTTTAATCAAATACAATCCGGTGAAGTTCTCGCTGAACAACATATGAAACGTTATTTGTTTGAAACGCGCGGTGAATGTTGTGCGGAGTGTGGTATAGGTTCTGAATGGAATAATAAACCTCTTACTTTGCAGATGGATCATATAGATGGAAATAGTGATAATAATTTACTAGACAATTTACAAATTCTGTGTCCTAATTGCCATACACAGACACATACATGGTGTGGTAGAAATAAGAAGAATACTAAACGCAATAAGTATAATAGAATTTATAGATCACGGGTCCTTAACTCAGTTGGTAGAGTGCATCCTTTACACGGATGAAGTCGGCGGTTCGAACCCGTCAGGACCTACCATATTTCCGGTCGGCGGTTCAATCCCGTCATCGGGTACCAGTTTTGAGGTAAGGAAAGCACGTTAGGGGGACGGATCGGGCCGCAACCGACTTGCTCTATAGTGACCGACTGATCATCGGTAAAAGGAGAATGGGAGTCGTCGGTGGTTTTTCCGGACGGCGGATACCTCACCTGCCTCAATTTGATTATACTCTCGTAGCTCAACTGGATAGAGCGCTCGCCTACGAAGCGAAAGGTTACAGGTTCGAGTCCTGTTGAGAGTGCCATTTTATGAAGGAGAATAACTATGCCACTTAAGACTGAAGTTCATATCGGTGAATATGTACGTGATGAAGATACCGGTCCTGGTGAGTCTTCATTGAATGGCAATATCCATTTTGATTGCCAAGGTGTAACACCTAATGAAAAACAAAAGATTCGTGATATCTTGGATCGGTTCTATAAAGAAATTCGTACAGAGCTAAAAACTATTGTACAATAATTGATATATAGTATATACTAAGAATATAAGAGTTATTTCCTCGTAGCTCAGTGGTAGAGCAGACGACTGTTAATCGTCCGGTCATTCGTTCGAATCGAATCGAGGAAGCCAATAGCGTGCGGTGCACGGGTCCTTAGCAAGACGTTAAACTGCTAGATAATCTCTGGAAGGGGCGCCGATGCATCGGGTCATGTTCCAAGGCGCAACATGTCGGGACTTATTCTCTCGCACGCTGAACCAGAAATATCTCGTGTGGTATCCTACCATCACACGGTCTTATAAGGGGTAGGATATGAATCTAGTTGTCCGTCGGCTAGAGACGAGATTAATGTGGAGACTCTTATGGGTAAAGCATAGGGCGGACCGTTTTCATAGATCTGGGTCGACGGACCTGGTAAGAAGTGTGACTGAACTATCCTCTGTCGATGGGGATAAGGTAGACTCGGTGGGCGGTCCCCTCCCTAACCAGGAACGAGTCGTGGGTTGAGAATTACATAGTAATTGACTGGACCTTGGAGGTATAACTGAATCCTCCCACTTCGCTTATTCAAGAGGATTATATCATGTGGCGCATTTGGGCTAAAGCCTTAGGTGAGAAGGCAACTCCTTGTGATCGCGAATCTGACAGAGTCGCTTTGATCCGGACGTTGTTCATTGTACAGGCTGTTATAGCAAATGTGTTTCTTGTTGCAAATGCAATTCATCATTGGTAGGAGATTTTATCATGGCTAAAAAGCAACTAATCGCTGGAACAGTCGGCATTGCTGTGGTGGGTATCCTATCATACCTTGGGTACCGGATGTTCAAGGAAATTAACGATCTAGACATGATAGATTTCATGGGAGAGAACGTTGATGATGTATACCACTATCGTACACCAAAAAGTGGCCATAGAGGCTAACATATCGAGCGTTGAAAAAAAATGCGGCTGGGTGATCCTGGCCGCATTTTAGTATGTACATATTATCAAAACTGTCGTAGTATGAATAATAACGAATGGAGATTGACATGATCAAGGTTTACCAAATCCAGCTTACCGATGCAGAATTTTGGATGATCAACAGCGGCGAAACCAGTCCGAAGATCAAGGCATACTTTGATCGTTCGTTCGACTCGATGTTCAAGGCTGAGAACTTTCAGTACTACACCCGTGTTGCTGACGTTTATGCCAATGATATGGAAGATGCCTTCCGTCTGATGAACCTCTGGGAACAGCCTGAGTTGGTCGTTAAGCTTGGTCGTTGCTCTTCGATGTCGGTTGGTGATATCGTTGAGATGGATAACGGCGAACGCTATCGTTGCGCTTCGTTTGGCTTTGAGGAGATTTGATGCATAAATAACTGTATGGGTTACGATACTATATTCAAACTTATTGGTGATGTCGGATTCCCCATCGCAGCAGCATTGCTCGGTGGGGTTTTTGTTTATTTTGTCATCAATTACATTCTCGATAGCGTCGTTAAGGCAATCAAGGGAATGCAAGGTATTATTATGGGACTTGACAACAGAGTCAAGACAATGAACCATGATATAATCCGGGTGGATGCAGTTGTAAGTTCAGCTTTAGGTCTTAAACCAGACCTAGACCGAATCGCACGAGCAGACGGGAAGAACGATGCTCGGAGGGACTGATGGATTTGCAGTTAATTACGGGGTTCGTAAAGCTTTACGGATTCCCTATCGTTGCCGCTGTCGGCATGGGCTACTTCGTGTGGTTCATCTATAAATTTGTCACCGATAGACTGATGCCACTGATAGGCGAAACCAATGTCATTCTGATTGCATTGATCGATCGTGTCCGCATGCTGGACAACGATCTCATTCGGTTGAACCAGAAGGTTATCGTCGTGTTGCAGATCAAGGAGGATCACAGTGATTATAAGTCTAAAGATTGAAATTCTTAAGGTTTTCAAACTCGAGTTCGAGATGGGTGGTTTTGATAAGATTCTGAAGAAGAAGGAATCTACGGCCGATACCGACGGACCGAAGGCAAAATAGTTTCCATCACCGCAAATTAGTTGTGTACAATAATCCCAAAGCATGATAGGGTTAACCTATGATGATGAAGGATGACAACGTGGAAATCAGTATCACCGGTATGGTCGGCAAGCGGAACGAAAAGGCCATGCTTGATGCGGCCGCCAGGTTCTTCGCTGAGCAGCTCATGGATCCTAGGATGGTTCGCAACCTCAAGATCAACATCGAGGTCCGCAAAGGCATTGACATCGACGGTGAGTGCGTCAATGAGGACGGTATTCGCAACCCACGATGGTTCACCATCGGCCTCAAGTATCAAGACATCAACGAGATGATCAAGACTCTCGGTCACGAGATGGTGCATGTCAAGCAGCATGCCAAGAACGAACTTCAGACAGGTATTTTCGTTGCCTCACGTGGTGGCCACAATATGCACAACCGCTGGCAGGGTACGATCTGGAAGCCGAAGGCTAAGGAAGATGCCTACTTCGATTCTCCTTGGGAGATCGAGGCGTATGGCCGTGAAGTCGGCCTCTTCTATAAGTGGAATGCTTACAACGTCTAATATGAAAGGTTATATTATGAATCACCCTCATCAACGTGAACCGTTTGATGGCATGCCTAAAGTGGGTTGTCTTGGTTTTGTAATTTTCTTTGCCCTACTGTTTTTTTTGTTATGGAGATTTTAGTTCAACCGATCTTCGCGAACGTATCAAGAAAGCTAAGTAACTCGTATAAATACTACCGGTCACGCCTAATGGGTGGCCAAATCTAAACTCGCTTAATAGGAGCATATATGAAAAGTGTAATTCTCGGTCTCGTGGCCGCAACTCTCATGACAACGCCAGCAGCAGCTACCTCGTGGAAGGTAGATCTCTTCGACCGTCTCGATGCTGACAGCAATGCAACCCTCACACTTGAAGAACTTCGTCTTGCCGAGTGCAAGACCGATACTAAGATGTTCAAGTATGCAGACAAGAATCATGACCTGGTTCTGACTCCATCTGAGTATTTCACAAACCGTGATCTGCTTGGTCGCTGCAAGTAGGGAGAATGAATATGTTTGATACAAAGCCTTTCGACCGTTTCTTTGTAGGATTTGATCCTATCATGAAGAGGTTCGCCGAAGCAACCGAGCAGTCACTAAAGATTGCTCAAAACTATCCTCCGTACAATATCAAGAAGATTGATGAGAACAAGTACGTTATCGAAATGGCTGTGGCTGGTTTTGGTAAGCAGGATCTTGAGATCGAACTGGTTGATGACAAGCTCATCATCAAGGGCAGCAATGTCCACCAGGGTGAGCCTGCTCAGCAGGATTCGGATGGCGAATGGACCTGGCCAGCTATGCTATATCAGGGCCTTGCAATGCGTCCATTCACGCGTACGTTCAATCTTGCTGATAACGTAGAGATCTGCGGCGCCTCGCTGCTCAATGGCATTCTCAAGATTGCTCTGGAATCAATTATCCCAGAACATAAGAAGCCAAAGAAGATCAAAATTGATGAGGTAGAAGATGATGTGTCTACACCTTCGACTGCTGAATTTTTAGCAGAACGCAAGGACAAGTAACTAAAAAGAAGGGGGAGCCGAAACTCCCCCTTCAACTTATCCCCAAGCAAAAAACTGTTTGGTCTTCTTAAGTCGATCATCTAAGCCGTGCGTTCCACCATTCACACGTTTTGTAATCTGTGTGATGACAACGTCGGTAACTCCTTTGTCTGCAATCGCAAACAAATTATTCTTTTTAAAGAACCAGAGGGCCGACTCAAATGCCAATTCACCAAGAAGCAAATCAGGATTTGTTAAAACGTCAGGCCGTTGAACTGAGGCGGCAAAAGCTGTATAGTTGTCTTTCCCGGTCAGTTGGATCGGGCCTCGACCACGAAACTTCCAGCCATCTCCAGAGGCTTCTGCCCCGTTCCCCATCCGATTAGCATATACCTTATTGGCAATCTTCTCAGGCTTACGAGCATATGGCTGTGCTACAGCAACACTTGTAAAGTACTTCTTGAAGATTGTCGATAGGCCTTCAGCTGAGTAGTTGAGGTTCTCCGAGAACACCTTGAAGTTGCCTGATTCATGAGCACACTGACCGAAGAAGTGTGCTGCCTGGCCGTTGGTTAGTTTGAAGTAGTTTCTAGCCGCCTTATAAGTACCAGGTCCCCACTTACCGTCAGCAGACACACCACACTTAGTTTGGAGAGAAGCCAATGGACCAAGACCAGATGGAGTTGCCTTTTGAGCAGTCTGCACAACAGTTACTTGACCAGTTGTTGCAGGAGACGCTGCGCCAGTTCGACCTGGAAGCGTCGAGGGATCAAAATCCTTCACCTGAGTGTACGTAGTACCACCGGCCTTAGACTTACTGGCAATCATACGCATCTTGCGGTTTCCGCCGGCCTTCTTAATCGAGGCATGGACCCAACCAGAATTCTTATCACCACTCGTATAGAACTCTAAGATTACCTGGTCAAACTCTAGGTTATCGGCAACCCAGTCAGCAACCTTCTTATTGTCAACACCCTTGACTTCGAAGTCAATTGCCTGTCCATTGACATGCTGTGATGTCTTTGACCCACCAACCGCCTTGTTGACTAGTGGTGCACGGTACGAAGAGTTGATTGTTACTGCACCAAAGTGTGCACGAACTGGTTCCAGAATCTTTTCACAACAATATCTCATGTTCTCGACGTGTTCTGGTGTAGGTGTGTTGCTAAGACCTAGTCTCTTAGCTGTAGGAGAAACAATCATTTCTTCTAGAGAAAAATTATCAGTCAACTTCATCTTTTATTCCTTTATGTATGTACATATATTCATACCTGTGCTATACTTAATATTGGTCAAGGAGACATCATGAATTTTTACACCAATATCACACGGCACAAGGGTAATATTCTGGTCCGTGGAATCAAGGACGGTACGCCGTACAAGTTTTCCACCAAGTATAAGCCGTATCTATTTATTCCTTCTAATAAATCTACCGACTATACCAACCTGAAGGGTGAGTATGTCGGGCGCGTAGACTTTGACTCTATGTATGAGGCGCGTGAGTTCCTCAACCAGTACGATAATGTGAGTGGCATGAAGATCTATGGTCTCAGCGACTTTGCATACCTGTACATATATGATAACTATCGAGGGCAGATCAACTATGATCCGGCCCAGGTTTCTGTTTGTTCTATCGATATTGAGACGGCCATTGATGGTGGTTTCCCTGATATCTCTATAGCTCAGAATGAGATTACAGCTATTACCATCGGCCGCAATGGTAACAAGATTTCCTTTGGTTGCGGTGAATATAAGGAGCACAAATCTAATGTCACATACTTCAAATGCAAAGACGAGTCTGCACTCCTGGAGTCTTTCCTCGGTGTCTGGTCAGGACCAGAGTTTAATCCTGACGTTGTCACCGGCTGGAACATCGAGTTCTTCGACATCCCGTACATTATCAACCGTATCAAGCGTGTTCTCGGCGATGATGCAGCCAATCGTCTTAGCCCTTGGGGAATCCTCAGGGACTATAAAGTCGAGATCCGCGGCCGCACCAATGTAGCATACACACCAGTAGGTGTTGCTGTCCTCGACTACATGCAACTTTATAAGAAGTTCACATACGTTACTCGTGAGTCGTACAAGCTCGATCATATCGGTTCCGTTGAACTTGATATGCCCAAGCTTGACTACTCCGAGTACGAAGGTCTCGATGACCTTCGGTTGAAGAACTTTCAAAAGTACATGGAGTACAACATCCACGACGTTGAGATTGTGGAGAAGCTAGAGGACAAACTGAAGCTGATCGAACTGGTCTATGCCATGGCATACGATGCTAAGATCAACTACAATGACTGTCTGGCATCCGTGAAGCAGTGGGATGTTATCACCCACAACTATCTCATGGATCGTAAAATTGTTGTCAACCCATTCGGTAAGACAAATGATTCTATACTTGTCGGCGGCCATGTCAAGGAGCCAAAGACCGGTTTGAGTAAGTGGGTTGTGTCGTTCGATCTTAATTCCCTTTATCCCCACCTTATTATGCAGTACAACATCTCTCCGGAGACGTTTGTTACTCGTTTGAACGATAAGGTGACGGTTGACGACCTACTTGTTGGCGGCGCAGAGAAGTTCGGTGACTATCTTGATAAGACGAACTGTGCTCTCGCCGCCAACCTTTGTTTGTATTCAAAGGACAAGCGTGGGTTCCTTCCATCTCTTATGGAACGTATGTACAACGATCGTGTCCGTTACAAGAAGGAGATGATCGAGGTCAAGAAGGAGTATGAAAAGACTAAGAACAAAGATCTACTCAAGGAGATTGCACGTCTTGATAACATGCAGATGGCCAAGAAGATCCAGTTGAACTCAGCTTACGGTGCACTTGGTAACAAGTACTTCCGCTGGTTCGATATCAACCACGCCGAGGCCATCACCATGTCCGGTCAGTTGTCCATCCGTTGGATTGAGAAGAAGATGAATGAGTACCTCAACCGTCTCTTCAAGACCGAGAACATGGACTATGTGATCGCATCTGATACCGACTCAATCTACATTACACTAGACTATCTTGTCCATATGATGTATCCTAACGGTGCACCTGATGTAGAACTTGTGAAGTTCATCGATGAGGCATGTAAGCAGAAGATCGAGCCGTTCATCGACCGTGCCTATCAGGAACTTGCCGACAACATGCATGCCTATGCACAGAAGATGCAGATGAAGCGTGAGAACATCGCCAACAAGGGTATCTGGAAGGCAAAGAAGATGTACATCCTCAATGTCTGGAACTCTGAGGGTGTTCAGTACGACAAGCCGAAGCTGAAGATGATGGGCATCGAGGCGGTTCGTTCATCGACTCCTCCATCTTGCCGTGATGCCATTAAGAAGTCCCTTGAGATCATCATGAACGAAAGTGAACAGGTACTGCACAAGTATGTTGCTGACTTCCGCAACCTGTTCAATACGCTTCCTTTCGAGGAGATTGCATTCACCAGTTCGGTCAAGGACATGGACAAGTACTTCATTGCCGGTCAATTCCAGTCTGGTTGTCCAATCCACGTCCGTGGTGCAGTGGTCTACAATAAAATTATCAAGGACCTCAAGCTTCAGAATAAATATGAAACCATTGGTTCAGGTGAAAAGATCAAGTACGCCTACCTTAAGAAGCCAAATCCGTCCAAGGAGCATGTCATCTCTTGCCCATCAACACTTCCTAAGGAGTTCGGTATTGGTCCGTTCATCGACCGTGAACTGCAATTTGACAAGGCGTACATCAAGCCTATTGAGTCAATCATCAACACTATCGGCTGGCACGTAGAGAAACGTGCAACATTGGAGGACTGGTTTTCATGAGTGATATTACAGAACTAGATGACTTTGACTTTGGATTTACCACCTCCTCAGAGGAGGAGATCAAACAAGAAGGTAATGATAAGGCAACGGCAATGTACAATGCAATTATGCCACTTCTTACTAATTTGAAGAAGGATGCAGACAAGAATCCTATCATCAATTGGCCAGATCGTGGCAAGAAGATTGACATGTTTATTGCAAAACTAAATAAGATTCTTGCATCATAATAAGGAGAACATATGTCATATTTATTTACTAGTGAATCCGTGTCAGAAGGTCACCCGGATAAAGTTGCAGATCTTATTAGCGATAGCATATTAGATTTACTCATGAGTAATCAAGACACTTCATATAGGTGTGCATGTGAAACATTAGTTACTACTAACCAGGTGATTGTTGCTGGCGAGTATAAAGGAGAACTAAATTCTTTAGATGTAGATAATGTTGTACGCGAAGTTATCAAAAATATTGGTTATGAACAAGAAGGATTTGATTGGCGAAATGTAAAAATTACTAACTTAATGCACGGTCAAAGTCCTGATATTGCACTAGGAACTGATAATTTTGGTGCTGGCGATCAAGGACTGATGTTTGGATATGCATGTAACGAAACTGACAACTATATGCCAGCTGCACTTTATTATAGTCATAAAATTGTTGATGCATTATCAAATGCTCGAAAATTAGGAACAATTGATTGGCTTGAGCCTGACGCAAAAAGTCAAGTCACTATAGAATATAATAATGATGCTACAGTCAAAAGAATTGACAAGATTGTTTGTTCTACTCAACATCACCGTGATGTACAACTTAACGAATTACGGTTCGCAATTGAAAATCTTATTAGAGAGTTGTTTCCAAAAGATTTGATTGACGATAAAACTAAGTTTTTAATCAATCCAACCGGGCGGTTTGTAATTGGTGGACCAGATGGAGATACCGGACTGACAGGCCGTAAGATCATTGTTGATACATATGGCGGTTATGCACCTCATGGTGGAGGTGCGTTTAGCGGCAAGGATCCTACTAAAGTAGATAGATCGGCTGCGTATATGGCTCGGTATCTTGCTAAAAATATCGTAGCAAGTAATAAAGCAAATTGGGCAACAGTACAATTAAGTTATGCAATCGGGATTGCGCAACCTATGTCTGTATATGTCGAGAGCGATAGGCACAGCAGGGAATTAACAGAATGGATTATCAAAAATGTTGATCTAACTCCAAAGGGAATTATTAAACATTTTGACTTATTTAGACCAATCTATACATCTACTACTAATTACGGTCACTTTGGCAAATCCTATCTGCCTTGGGAAAAATGTGATCTTTTTAAATAACTGATGTACATTATTCGTAATTCGTGTTATACTGAGAATATAAGGAGAACATATGTCGGATCTACTAAATAAACTTCGCAAGAATACAACTATCAAGGACTCAGATATCCTAGCGGACTCTAAGTTCTTCAATGCCAAGGATATGGTTGCAACTACGGTTCCTGCCATCAACATCGCTCTGAGTGGTAAGATCAATGGCGGTTTTGTGCCAGGTCTCACTATCTGGGCAGGTCCATCGAAGCACTTCAAGACCTCGTTCAGTCTGCTCATGGCCAAGGCATACATGGACAAGTATGCAGATGCAGTCATGCTCTTCTATGACTCTGAGTTCGGTACTCCACAGTCATACTTCGACTCGTTCGGTATCGATACCTCTCGTGTCCTTCACACGCCTATCACCGACGTTGAACAGCTTAAGTTTGACATCATGCATCAGTTCGAGGAGATCAAGCGTGGTGATCATGTCATCATCGTGATCGATTCGGTTGGCAACCTTGCATCTAAGAAGGAAGTCGAGGATGCTCTGAAGCAGAACTCTGCTGCCGACATGACTCGTGCCAAGCAACTCAAGTCTCTGTTCCGTATGGTCACCCCACACCTCAACCTAAAGGACATTCCTTTGGTCGTGGTCAACCACACCTACCAGACTCAGGAGATGTACTCTAAGGCGGTCGTGAGCGGTGGTACTGGCATCTACTACTCAGCTGACAACATCTTTATCATCGGCCGTCAACAGGAGAAGGACGGTAAGGAAGTTACCGGATACAACTTCATCATCAACGTCGAGAAGAGCCGGTTCGTCAAGGAGAAGTCCAAGATTCCTATCGAGGTATCATGGGACAAGGGTATCAGTAAGTGGTCTGGTCTTATGGACATGGCTATCGAGTCTGGTCATGTGATCAAGCCAAAGGTTGGCTGGTTCCAGAAGGTCGATATGGAAACCGGTGAGATTGATGCTAAGAACTATCGTATGGCCGATACATATGCGTTCGGCTTCTGGCATCCTATCCTGCTGTGCCCAAAGTTCAATGAGTTCATTGAGAAAAAGTATGCTGTAGCTGCTGGTTCTATCATGCAGAGTGAAGATGTTATTGAAGATCTGGAACTGGAGGAAGACGACTGATGAAAATCGAAAACGTTATCTTTGGAAATCTTGTAAACAATGAGGAGTATGCTCGCAAAGTAATTCCATTCTTGAAGTCTGACTATTTCACTGATAACGTTGATCGTACCATTTTCGAACTCGTCGAGTCTTATGTTGCCAAGTACAGTACCTTCCCCTCTAAGGAGGCGTTGAGTATTGATCTTGGCAACAAGACTGGACTAACCGATGACCAGTTCAAGAGTGCCGAAGGCATTATCTCTGAACTGGCCAAGAGTGATGATCGTGATGTGGCATGGTTGATCGACTCCACTGAGAAGTTCTGTAAGGACAAGGCTCTTTATAATGCTCTCATGGAGTCGATCAAGCTAGTTGATGACAATCGCAGCAAGGATGGCATCTCGGTTGGTTCTATTCCTCAGATCCTTACAGATGCACTGGCTGTGTCATTCGATCAGAGTATCGGCCATGACTTTCTAGATGACTCTGATGATCGATACGAGTTCTACCATCGTACCGAGGTGAAGATCCCGTTCGATCTGGACTTCTTCAACAAGATCACGAAGGGTGGCCTTCCGCGTAAGACTCTGAACATTGCTCTTGCCGGTACTGGTGTAGGTAAGTCTCTGTTCATGTGTCACTGCGCTGCTGGCAACCTTATGGCTGGTCTCAACGTCCTATACATCACCATGGAAATGGCTGAGGAGAAGATTGCTGAACGTATTGATACCAACCTCCTTGGTATGACCACAGACGATCTCCGTGAGCTTACTAAGCCATCGTATGACAAACACATGAGTCGTGTCAAACAACGCGCCAAAGGCAAGCTGATCGTCAAGGAGTATCCTACTGCATGTGCAGGTTCGGCTAACTTCCGTCACCTCATCAATGAGTTGAAGATCAAGAAGAACTTTGTACCTGACATGATCTACATCGACTATCTGAACATCTGCACCTCGTCACGTATCAAGGCAGGTTCTAACGTCAACTCGTACACGATGATCAAGGCGATCGCTGAGGAGCTTCGTGGTTTGGCTGTAGAGTGTAACGTTCCTATCATGTCGGCTACTCAGACAACTCGTACGGGCTTCTCATCATCCGATGTTGGTCTAGAGGATACCTCTGAGTCGTTCGGTCTGCCAGCTACGGCCGACTTCATGTTTGCACTTATCTCGAGTGACGAACTGAAACAACTCGGCCAGATCATGGTCAAGCAGCTGAAGAACCGTTACGGCGATCCTGAGATGCACAAACGGTTCGTTATCGGTGTTGACTACTCTAAGATGAAGTTGTACAACACTGAGGAGTCTGCACAGACCGATCTTATGGATGATACACCTATCTTCGATAAGTCAACGACCGGCCAGCGGTATGAGAACGACTACAAGCCTGCAACCAAGTTTGATAAGATAAAATTTGCAGGATTCAAGTAGATGGATTGGGAGAAGATATCTGTCAAACCCGAGCCACAGTGGTCGGTCATAAAACAGCCGGTATACAAGTGGAGATGTCAACTCCATCCTGGTACCTACTGGATGGTCGAGGATCACCGGGTTCCTAATCGGTTTCATCGTAAGATGCAAGAGCTTTGTTTTGGTATTGTATGGGAGAAGATCAATGGTTAACTACAAAATCGTAAATGAACATATGGTAATGGCAGACACTCTTGTCGGCTACGTTGAGATCGGTGGTGATATCGTCGAGACCAAGACAAACCAGATTATCAAATGTGGTTTGGGGATGAAGGAAGCCAAGGAACTGGTTCGGCATCTCAACTTTGGTGGTGGATTCGATGGTGAAACCCCAACATTTTTTTTAGTTAATACTGCAAAAATACTAACTTCCAGTTATTAACTTGTATAAATAACTGTACACTATGTGGTGCGTGGATATACAGTTTCAACTGTGTAAGTAGGCAAGAGTCTTAATTGACGAATGGAATAGACGGGATTACAGGTGGGGTTCCTCCTGTCACACGCATTTGGGGATGACTTTCGGGTCATCCCCTTTTTTATGTACAATATATCGAAATAGGTGTACCTTGGTATAGTTAGCCAAGGAGAAAAAACATGTACACCCTTCATTATTTCGATATCAATAACAACAATATCTCCACTATCTCACCACAATTCCCCGACATTCAAACCCTGGTCAACTATATCAACCAACACCCCGAAATCGACGCGGTTGTTTTCCATCAAAACAACTACAACCACCGCGACACACTCGTCGCCGCCCGAATTGCCGACGTTATCCTCAACGGAAAACCTCGCCGGAAATTCGTCAAACAAATGGCCGAATATATCGAATCTATCCCCGATCAAATCCAATGGAAACCAAAATACCCTAAAAACTAATTTCATTCTTTTGAAAATAGTTGTGTACATATTATGCGTTATGTGCTAATATGAATAATAAGCTAAGGAGATTGTCATGACCAAGTTCACCAAGGAAACTCTCAGCTACCACGGCGGCTACCTCCACTATCAGCCGCACGCTGATAACTACTACGAAGGTCGTAAGTTCGTTGCTCGCTTCAAGCATCGTGGTCCGGTCACCAAAGCGAAGTTCGTCAAGGCCCTGATCAAGCACTACACGGTCGAAGAGTACTTTGCACGCCTCGGTGGTTCTGCAAATGCTCAGGGTGAAGCTCCTCTGCAGATCCTCATGAATGACGGTATCCTGGTGTTTCATGCTGATGAGAAGTTTGGCGGTTACTTCGTTCTGGACGGAAAGGTTATCTGATGGAAGGTTGTCGAAACGTTAAGCTCCAAACTGAAAGGCCAGACGGTCCTAAGGTTATACCTCTCACAAATGCCACGAGTGGCATTCACCCTAACTACAGTGTGGTGACTCGTTCTGGACGGAAAGGTTATCTAATGCAACAGATTGCATACGCAGTCGTCGGTGACGGCAAGTTCGGATTCAAGATCTTCGGTCAAACCTTCGAGACAGAAGGTTTGACCGAGTACTGGGAGAATCGTGGATACCAGACTATTCCTGTCTACGTCGAGATGACCGACGAACTCAAAGAATTTTACTCCTACTCAAAATAGTTGTGTACATATTATCAAAAGTATGCTAATATGAATAATAAGCTAAGGAGATTGAAAATGTTTAATGTTCGAATGAATAAGTTTGGTAACAAAGTAGCTAACGGTAACTTCTCTATGACGTTCGCTAATGGCTACAGTGTCTCTGTGGCTATGGGTGACGGCACTTATAGCGATGGTAATTCGGAAGACGGTTTTACCTCTGTTGAAGTCGCTGCATGGGATGCTGATGGCAACTGGGTTCAACTGGGTCATGGCGATACGGTTGTCGGTTGGCAGTCACCTGAAAAGGTTCTGGCTATAATGAATAAAGTGGCAGCAATGTAATTTAATGCGTGCATAGCTAAAATAGTTGTGTACATATTATGAAATATATGGTACATTGGCTTATACGATGGTGAAAGGCACGAATGGTCTTTCGTAAATTGGGTTGGGCTTCGGCTCTGTAAATTCCCTCAGTGGACCGCCTTCCACCATCGTATCTTTGTGGAGATTACTATGACAATGCATCTTTTAGGTCCTGCTTACACCACCACTAATACGCGTGTACGAAAGACCAAGACTAGTGCCACGCAGTACCATAAGTACTATATTGATTGGCGTGATGACTGCAAGTTCAACAAGCGGCTTGGTACAGCGCCAAAGACTCTAGACGAGTACATTGCGTATTGTCAGGGAAAGTACAAGCCAAAGCTCCGTGGCACACCGTTGCCAGAGTATAATGTATCCAACCACCGTGAACGCTATCCATCACAGACCGACACTGGTGTCACATTTGCCAAGAAGCCAAACGTCTACACAGGCGATAAGTTGCTAGGTATTGCCACTATGCATAAGTCCAACATGGTTCCTGTCTTCAGTCAGGAGGATGCTGAAGAGATTGCTAAGATGCGCCGGGGCTAAAATAGTTGTGTACAAATTATCCAAAATATCGTACTGTGAATAATAACAAGTGGAGATTATTATGAACCAACGTCCTGGCAAGACTCATTCGGCTGCGCTCGGTGATAGTCAGAATGTACCTCTTCGCTCTCTTATCGATTATGTCAAGAATGCACGAGTTGCTCTCAACGAAACCGACCATGAGGATGCGGCGTATTATTTCGAAATGTTCGAAGACTTCCTTCGGACCGAGGTGGCAAACGGAACCAAACCGTTGTCGTTCACGTACAAGTCACTTGGTCTATAAGGAAACATTATGATTATTGAAACACCTTATAAGGTCGGTGACATTGTCACTCTCAAGATTCTTGGCGGAGATGAAGTCGTTGGTCGACTCTCCGATGTGGACCGTTCACAGGGCGTGTACACGATCAGCAAGCCGCATGCGGTTATGATGGGTCAGCAAGGTTTTGGTCTTGCACCGTACGTCCTGACTGCTGGTCCGGACTATAAGATTGAGTTCGTCCATGCACATGTCATCTGTGTCGTCAAAACCTTCGATGCCGTTGCCAAGGAATACATCAAGCAAACTACTGGGATTTTGGTATAATGGAAAACAAGCACGTGAACGTACAGGCAGGTATGGGATGGATCGGTTGGTTCTTCATTCTGTTCTGGAACTTTGGTGACAACAAGATGGATCTGTACGATGCACTGTACAGCTTCCTGACCTCTGGAGTCGTGCAATGATTATCGAGAACCGTGTAGTATGCCACAAGTGTGGAGAAGATATCTTCTCGAAGAACCGTCATGACTTTGTGACTTGTACATGTGGTGCTATCTCGGTTGATGGTGGCCAGGAGTATCTACGTCGGGTAGGTGCTATCCATAACTTTACTGAACTCAGCTGGGAGCTTCCTGACGAACTGTACAATGCTTGTGCAGCGGCTGTTGAAGATGCTATCAATACCAACCGCAATAAGTTTGGTATCGCCAATGCTGTGATGCGTAAGCTTCGTGAAGCTGCTCGTGTGGTTGCTGAGCACGAGCAGTATATCCTCGCCAAGAACAAGCATCTCGATGAGATCATGGTTGGAGAAGCAGATGGAACTTTTAATCGTTATAGAAAGGTCGTAGAATGCGATACTCTTTAGAACGCGAAGGCGATGGTGCTGGTGATCGAGGCGGCATGAGTGATGCCATTACTCCTATTTGGGACGAAAACCATAAACTAATAGATAAAATTATCGAAAATAACGCTCGGCCAAAAGTAGGTGCGGCGATGAGAGTTGGCTCAATTTATGCTCGTAGCTACGATCATCACGACTGGTGGATGACTACGCCTATCACAGAGATCCTTGAAGAACACACCAGGGAAGATGGTGCAGAGTATGTTCGGTTTAAGACGCGTAACTCGATCTATATATGGAGATGTCAGTGAATCTTGAGACTGAGGCATATGAAGGAGAGTTGCGTAAACTGCGTCAAGTTTACGCAATGGTCAAGCACATCGGCCTTATAGAAAAACTTGGTGGCATCTACTTCATCTGTGGTGAAAGCGGCGCCAAAGACGACAATGACCTTCCCGATAACATCTATATTTGTCCGGCATATGGATGTGATTGGTTTCAAGTATATGAAAAAACGGACAAATCTTTTGGACCTGAATGGTAGGAGAATGAATATGAAGCATACTATTGAACTTGACCACGAAACTGTCGACCAGATTGTAGTCGATACACTCTTTCAGACTCGCTCTGGTTTGCTTGAGGACTACATTAAGGGCACGACTGCAGTGTTTGACTTTAACCCAACTGAAGATCGCAAGCAGATTGGCGAAATGATCAAGGCGATTGAAAAGGTCATCGATTGGCACTCGATTCCTGGTACCGTAGAATTCGATGAACTGCCCACCTTCGATGCCTAAGTATCTTGTAGAAACCATTAGCGTATTCCGACTGCGCTATGTCGTTGAGGCAGAGTGTGCTGAACACGCTAAGGATGAAGTTAGCATGAACTTTGATGGCAAATTTCATGAGTTTTCACAACTTCATATTGATGAGATGATTACATCTGCTCGTGAGATTGATACCAAAGAGTATCTGTGTCTATACGATGAGGACAACCCACACTTCAAAGACTGGACTGATGAACAGAAACTTGGATGGGTCAATGTAATCGATTACAACAAACCGAATCCGGAATTAAAGGAAATCGATCCTAGCCAACGTGACTGGGAATATGATGGAGCCGGTATCAAGGTCTGGAAAGGCACAAATGATCGTTATGTCAAGCCATAATTATCTTTTCATCTTCATCATTTTGTTGTGTACATTAACTAGCTATTTGATTATAACTAATAAGAGTACTGATGAAGAACGTGATGAAATGTTGAATGGTAAGGATTGGTTTTGAATATTTTCTATCTACATGAAGATCCCCGACAGTGTGCGGAGTGGATGGTAGACAAGCATGTTGTCAAGATGATTCTTGAGACTGCTCAACTACTATCCACTGCTCATCGCGTACTTGACGGTGTCATGTTTATCGATACATCTGGCGCACGCAAGAAAAAGGTATACAAACTAAATGATGACCGTGATTTCATTCTCTATAGTGCTACTCATATCAATCATCCAAGTGCTATTTGGGCAAGACAGGCAGTGGAAAACTATAACTGGCTGGTCGATCATCTCTTTGCTCTCGGCACTGAGTATACTTACCGTTATGGTAAGCAACACGCAACTATAACCAAGCTCGGTGTTCCCATTGCATCTCCTCCACTGAACCTTAAAGAGTGGGATATGACTCCTATGCCTTCGTGTATGGATGTGCAATACAAGATAGGCGATGAGCCTATTGCTAACTACCGTAATTACTATAGGTATGGTAAGGCCTCTATGCATAAGTGGAAGAACCGTGAAACTCCAGATTGGATTTAATATAAATAAAACATATTAAAGCCTACCACTATGGAGATTACTAATGTCAACTGAGAACTACGCAAAATACATTTCTGAACAAATCAACAAAGAAAAAGTGCGCGGGTTTACTAATATTTCAATCAATGAGGGCCTAGAACTTTCTCTAGCTCTAAAAGAATCAAAATATGAATTTGACGTTTCTGGTGAACATGGCAATGCTGCGGTTGACAAGCTTGTAAAGCATGCTAATTCAAAAGGAATTAAAGCAAAGGTCCATACTTACGATGGCCCAGGCGGCGGCAATCCAGTAATTCATCTTAGCCACAAAGATCCAAAAGTTGTGCATGCCTATGCTAAAAAGCATATTAATCCAGATGTAGATCTTAGTAATCATAAAATTAATGAATAAATTTTTGTTATAGTTTTGATACAAACCGGCCCGGTAGCAATACTTGGGCCGGTTTTCTTTTGTCTAATAAATAGACGAAAGGAGTTATTTTATGGCCGCTCAACAAGGTTTTCAATACGAGATAAATGCAAGTGATTTATTAAAAAAGTATAATATAGTCCCTAAAAATTTTGTGCCAGCGGGTGCAGGCCACGATCAACCAGATCTTATTATTTCTAAAAATGGAAAAACATCCGGTTGCGAGCTTAAAATATCTGCAGCATCTGCAGGTTCTCTTGTCATAAAATATGATTCTTCAGACAAACAAAATCCATGGAAATTTGGAGATATTAAATCCACTGATGATGAAAAATTATTCATTAAAGATCTAGCATACGAAGTAGGTGTATTTGATATTATTAAAAAACAATGGTCTGAAAAACCAGCAAAACGTGATAAAGATGATGAATGGAAAGCTTTTTTTGGTAATATGTCTAATAGAGAAATGTATGAAAGAGATAAAGTTCTATTCAAAGACATTAAAGGATCTATACCTGCTACAAAGATTGAAGACTATTATGTAAAGAAAGATACTTATTATGTAAACGTAGGAACCCATGGATTCTATCTTATGGGTAGAAGCAATCCGCTCAAGTTTAAAGATGTTCCAAGATTCGGTACAGCAGCAAATGCAACTTACAGAGCCCGCGTTCAGTACAAAGGCGGTGGTAATTACCAGTTTACGTTTGAAATGCAATTTAGCATTCCATCTGCCAAAAAATCGCCGTTCAACATTGCTCCCGTGGATGGTAAGTCGGTTAAAATTATCGAAAAAAATTTGAACCTGGCATGCTTTTTATAGTGTACATTATTTCGAAAACGTTGTAGGATGAACCATGATAAAGAAACGATTCAGAGAGTTCATTGGTGCAGGTACCCTTACGATATTCGATATCGATGAGACGCTGTTCCATACAAAGGCCAAGGTTGCTGTCATGAAGGATGGCAAGGTTGTCCGTATGCTAGATAACCAGGAGTTCAATACCTACAAGCGGCAGGATGGTGAAACGTACGACTATGGCGAGTTTGCCAACGCTGAGGTGTTTCGTAAGACATCGACGCCGATTGCTCGCATGGTTGCCAAGGCTAAGATCATATTTGCCAACTCTAAGAAGAATCCACACAGTCGCGTGATCATCTGCACCGCTCGTGCCGATTTTGATAACAAGGATATCTTCCTACAGACGTTCCGTGACCATGGTCTTCCTATCGACCAGATCCATGTTGAACGGGCTGGCAACCTCAAGATCGACTCATCGGCTGAGGCCAAGAAGATCATCTTTCGGAAATATATAAATACTAAAAACTACGTAAAGCTTAGGTTGTTTGACGATGCTCCTAGCAATCTTCATGCATTCCTTTCATTGAAGAATGAATATCCTGATATTACGTTTGAGGCGTATTTTGTAAATTCTGATGGATCGGTAAAAACAGTACGATGAAAACATTTAAACATTTTGTCTCTGAACAGCATGTAGACCACAAGGGCAATCCTATTACTATGCAAGACATCCGTCTTATAGCTGGTGAAGGAAAACTTTTAAAAAGGACTATTAAACAAGCTATTGATGTAATTAAAAAGCATCGCATGAAGAGAAACCCATAATGACCACATTTAAAGATTTCCTAGCAGAAGAAGCCAGTGAAGAGAAGCTTAAGCATCTCGAACACGCCGAAGACCACGTGATTCATGGTGGTTCGGCTGGTTTCTCACATGCTTACCATAACCTGAAGGATGTGCATGACCGCCTAACCGGCAAGGAGAATGCAACCAAGGTGACCATGAAGTATGATGGTTCGCCTTCGGTTATCTTTGGTACTAATCCTGAGAATGGTAAGTTCTTCGTTGCTACTAAGTCTGCATTCAACAAGAATCCCAAGATCAACTACACGCCTGAAGATATTGAGAAGAACCATGGACACGCTCCTGGTCTTGTAGAGAAGCTGAAGGCTGCACTGGAACACCTGCCTAAGACGACTCCTAAGAAGGGTGTCTACCAAGGTGACATCATGCATACTAAGGGTGATGTTCAGGTCCATGGTAGCAAGGTAAAGTTTACGCCAAATACGATCACATATGGTGCAGATAAGAACTCGGAACATGGCAAGGCCGCATTAAATTCTCACATTGGTGTTGCTGTTCATACTGCATACAAGGGTAAGACCATGCAGGATATGAAAGCGCAATATGCACCTGAATTAAAATCATTTAAAAAGCACAAAGATGTCCATCTGATCTCTACTGAACACCCTCTTGATAAGATGGATTATGATCCAAAGGATCAGCAAAAGTTCGCTAAGCATATGAAAGCTGCAGCAACGTTGCATAAGGCGACCAAGGAAGATGCATTTGGTGCAGTTGGTCAACATCAACTTCCATTGAAGACGTACATCAATAGCACGATTCGCAATGGCACCAATCCTAGTATCAGTGGTTATAACCAACATTTGGCTGCATCTCATCAAAAGAAGATTGATACCGTAAAGTCTGATAAGGCTAAGGCGCAAAAGACTGCGTTGGCCCAAGCAGACTTAGATCACGTACAAAAGAATCGCCAAGGTTTCAATCGTATTCTTCAGATGCACCGTCATCTTCAGAAGGCTAAGAATGTATTAACCAATACGCTGTCATCTAATTCTGAATTTGAACACACAATTAATGGTAAGAAAACAAAGCCAGAGGGATTTGTTGCAGTAAGACACAATCGTCCTACTAAGTTTGTTGATCGTCGCGAGTTCTCGGCTGCGAACTTCAATAAGGATAAATCACTATGAAGTCAATCCATATAACCCAAGGCAGATTCAATCCTGTGCATGCTGGTCATGCCATGGTTGTCAAGCATGTGATGGATGCCGCCAAGAAGGAAGGTGCCGATCATAAGATCCTGACTACCGGTACACATGATGCTAAGAAGAATCCACTGACTCCTGAACAGAAGGTCAAGCATCTTAAACGTGCCGTGCCTGGTTCTCATGTAGAGGCTATGGGCAAGGATGCACCTACACTACTACATCATATGTCTAAACTACATAAAGCTGGGTATACTCATGTAACGATGCATGTTGGATCTGATCGTGTCAAAGATTTCCACGATCTATTGCATAGATACAATGGTGCAGAAGGTAAGCACGGTCACTACAACTTCAATAGCATCAAGGTCAAGTCTGTAGGTGGTGAACGTAAGGAAGGTGGTGGCGGTATTGAGTCTGCTTCGGGTACTACAATGCGTAAGCATGCTACTGCCGGTGATAAAGAATCTTTCCACAAGATGGCACCATCAGGTATGAGCAAAGCACACAAGGATGAGTTATACCATGATGTCCGTAAAGGCATGGGTACAAACGAATCCTTTATCGTAAGATTTAAGAACTGGATTGGTTAATGGCTCAATTTAATACTGGGAATAATGCATTTCAAGCACAGGCTAAGACACTATTTGAAGTCAACATGATTGCGAATGGCAATAATGGTCTTGTTGTATCAAGCACAAATCCATTCCCGGTTTCAATTGCTGGATCTGGTGGTACCAATGTTGTAACTGCCGATTTGGGTGCAGCTGCAAGAAGTGCATTTGGTGAGTTGTTGTCAGTAACTCCAACTCCTATCGTACAGTTGGATGCCTTGTACGGCATCGATCCTTTAGATATGACGACATATGCCAGCGGCACCGGTGCAAGTGCAAATACAGATAATACTGCTACTGTGTTTAGAGTTCAGAGTGGTACTTCTTCTACCGGTTATGCACATATACTTTCTAAAAAATACATGAAATATCGGCCGGGCCAAGGATCGCTGTCAAGATTTACTGCCGGGTTTACATTAGGTGTAGCCAACTCAACACAACGTGCTGGTCTGACCGATTCAGAAGTAGCACTGTGTGTTGGATATGATGGTGTTGACTTTGGCGTTCTAAGATCTACCGGTGGTAAAGTTCCTATCTATAAGCTCACAATCAATACAGCACCTACAGGAGCACAGACTGGTGTTGTTACCTTAAATGGTGTAGCGAAAAACGTTACAATAACTGCAGGTACAACTACCGCATGTGCTGCACAAATAGCTATTGATGGCGTTGGCGGTTATCCGGGATGGTATACGGAACAGGTTGATAATGTCGTTATTTTTAGAGGTATAAACCCAAGCGTCATGACTGGTGCGTTCAGTTTTACTAGCACAGGAACAGGTACACCTGCAGCTGGAACGTTTGCCACAGTACAAGCTGGTGTTGCGCAAATAGATTATTGGACCAAGCAAGCCGATTTTAATATGGATACACTAGATGGATCTGGTGATGCAAATAACCCATCGGGAATGGATCTAGATACAACAAAACTAAATGTATTCCAGATAAGCTTTAGATGGCTTGGTGTTGGTGTTATCAACTATGCCATAGAAGATCAGGCAACAGGTGAAATTATCATGTTTCACCGACAACACTACACCAATCAACACACAACTCCCCACCTTGATAACCCATCTTTTAGAATAGGGTATACTGTAACAAATAAGGGTAATACTACAAACTTGACAGTCATCGGCGCATCGATGATGATGGCTATAGAAGGTGTATTAAATCTATCTAGATCGTCTCGGTCAAGAGCAGTAAATAAAACATCCCTAGCTAAAGACGATCTACACCACGTGTTAAGCTTAAGAAATTCATACACATATAATAATAAGATTAACACAAACAGTATTAATCTTAAAAAGTTATCGATCGGTGTTCAGTCAACAGATCCTGTCACAATATATCTGTTTCAAGATACTACGACCCAGAACGTTCCATTAGTTTTTAGTGATGTACTAAATAGTATTACTACGCAATCAAGCACCACTGCTACTTTGAATATTGCAACAGAAACTCCTATAGCAGTCTTTGTTGTAGGTGTGAACGGATATGATAACATCGACATTTCAAGTCTTTTGATTTCAGAACCTGCTGGTAGCATTATAACTTTTGCTGCAACAAGCCCAGCTGCGATCTCAAGAATTACAATAGGCACGATGTGGACTGAAGACTAAATTACAACAATTATAAATAGATTTGCGGTTAGGCTACGGCAATCCCGTTTGTGTAACAGATAAGCCCAAGGGAAACTCTGATGGAAGATAAAGAAGTAAACGACAAGACTGTACCGGATAAAGCACCTGAGAAAAACCTCAAGAAGCCTTCTGGGAAATCTGCAACTGGCAAGCCATTAGATGGTATCGACATCAATCCTCAGCTAAATGACGTGAGTACCGATGGCAACCAGTTAAAAATACGCAAAGAGGATTCCGTAGATCTAACCGCACCTGTAATTCAAGAGCGTAAAGCCTTGACATTACCACAGCGTCAAAAACGTTCTCGTCAGCTTCGTGCTCGTGAAACCTCAATGGAGAGAGCACGCGAGATTGCTAAAACAAAGTTAGCACCGGCTGGTAAGATTGAACAAAGAGCTATGGCACATGCCCGTGCTATTGTCAAGAAGAGATTTGCAGCTCGCAAGGGAACACCTTACGCAGAGCTATCAACGACGGAAAAGATTCAAGTAGATACCGCAGTGTCAAAGAAGACGAAGCTGATCCAAAAGATCGCTGCACGTCTAATTCCTCGTATCCGCAAGGCAGAGTTCGAGAGACTTAAGTCATTCCGTGACGGTGCACCACTCAAGGATCTATCGACACAGAATCCTAAGGCACAGGGCATCATGCCCAAGGTGACAGAGGAAATGTCAGAGTTATTCAATAGTTTAAACAGTCAAGATACTACATCATTGATTGCTATTATTGAGAATACAATAGAACAGTTTAAAAATAATAACGACCCTATGGGTGAACAACTTAGAAAGATGTTGGCTGTAGTCCTGCCTGAGGATGCAATTACAGAAACACTACTTAAGAAGTCAGATAAAACTGGTATCATGTTCTCAACACTCAAGGAAGTATTTGAGCGTGGTGAATATGACTGGAACTCATCCAAAAAAATGAGTCAAGAACAATATGCATTTACACGAGTTAACTCCTACATTGCCAAGGGCAAGGCATGGCATATGGATGCAGACATTCGTGAAGATAAGAATATCGATGCTGTACTAGATGAGTCATTTGCATCATTCTTAGAGATCCAAGAAAAGCGTGGATTGTGGGATAATATCCATGCCAAGCGTAAAAGAATTAAAGCCGGTTCTGGTGAACGTATGCGTAAACCAGGATCTGAAGGTGCACCTACTACACAGAACTTCAAGAGTGCTCAAGAATCTGTAGCTACAGAAAAGCGTAAGAAGATCGAACTAGTAGATCGTCTACCTGCTGACCAGGCAGTTAAAGCTAAACAGGCTGAGATTCAAAAGAAGATCATTGATGAAGCACGTGCTCCTGGTAAGGCATATGTAGAGCCATATCATCACCCACATACTGGTGAACAAAAAGGCTTCAAGGCATCTACTAAGTGGGGCAAGATAAAGTATTTTGGCAAAGACTTTAAGAAGTCGGCAGAAAAGCATGCCTTCGGAGAAGATACAGCAGCCGATCGTGAGATTGGTACTGATTCACTTGTCAAGAAGTACAAGAAGGATACACCAGGTCAAAAGTCTTCATTGGATGAATCATTCACCATGGCATGGACATCTGGCATCGGTGTGACCCTGTCAGCTGCAGACTGTGGTATCAAGATCAAGACCGGGTTTGAACTCCATCCTGATGTTATAAAACAGATGGAGGAGATTGAAGAGGATGTAGTTGCAGCCGATAAGAGACCAGTGTATCTCCCACCCCGTCGCCATAAAGATGGTTCGTACGGCAAAGCATCAACGATGATGAGAAAAACCGGCAAGAAGATCATTGATGTCCCAGAATATCCAGATGCAGATACGGATGAGCACGATGGAAAATAGTATTGTAGGGTTCAAGAGATTCATCACTGAACGCGGTGAAGATTCTAAGGGGCATTTCATTGCGACTGAAAAAGGCGCAGGGATGACTAGCAAAGGAGTCAAGGCATTCCGTGCTAAGAATCCAGGATCGAATCTACAGACTGCAGTTACAGGTAAAGTAGCGCCGGGATCTAAAGCTGCTGGAAGACGTAAGTCCTTCTGTGCACGTATGGGTGGTATGAAAGGTCCTATGAAGGATGAAAAAGGCAGACCAACTCGCAAAGCAATGTCATTAAGAAGATGGAAGTGCAACTAATGGAAGAGATTACAAACCCACTTAAGGTAGCATTTGCAGATACCTATGCCTTTTATGTGAAGGCACAGAACTATCACTGGAATGTAGAGGGGCCTATGTTCCCTATGTACCACGAGTTTTTCGGTAACATTTATGAAGAGGTCGGTGGTGCAATCGATCGGTTTGCTGAAGAGATTCGTGCGGCTGGTGCATATGCTCCTGGAGCATTTCGTAGATTTGCTGAACTATCTAACATTGAAGATGAAGTTCTTGTAATTGGTGCATCGCAGATGGTTGCTACACTTTATGCCGATAACATGAAGGTATATGCATCTCTTAAGATGGCACGTGACATGGCTGATACATATGAACAGAATGGCCTCGTCAACTTCTTAGAAGATCGTCTTGATGCACACAAGAAGCATGACTGGATGCTTAGGTCAACACTGAAATGAACTACAGATCGGTAGAATCTAAGATCAGAGACGTTCTGGAAGGACTCCAGCCTAAGCATCTGCTTGGCAAGGAATCCGACCAGAATGATCAGATTGCTGTCGGGTCTTATACAACTAAGACCTTTGATATGTCACCTGATGCTCAGATTATATTCGCCGATCTACCAAAAGAAACAGATACAAACTCGGCCGAACAAACTGCTATTCATCTTGATAAACTATTTGATCTGCATAAAGATATCATTGCCGCAGAATCTGCATCACAGGCTGATCTAGATAAAGCCGAGGAATTGGTTGGTAAACTTAAACCACTAGCCGCCAGTATGGACCAATCTGTTAAGATAGATAAGATTGTAAACGACCATTATAATGATCTGAAAAAGTATTTTAAGGATGAGACAAAGGAAGTTGGTCCTGACTACCATCCAGCAGATGATCCGCGATTCCGCAGTCCTCCATCTGGCAATAAACCAGATCCGATTGCAGGACCACAGGGCGATCGCGATGTAGATAATGTAAAGAACTATTTGATCAAAAGATCAAAAGCAGCACAACGTAAACTTAAACTTATCGATAACGACTGAAATAGGAGCAGAAGAATGTTTACTAAGAAACTATCAACACAATTTACAGCCAGTCTTCTGAATGCCGTTTCAGGTGTTCTTGGTGAGGCAACTGCATTAGGCGACACACTGAAGCGTGAGCGTGAAGCCAAGGAAAAGAAAGAACCTAACGGCGTTAAGGAATCTAGCCACAATGATGTTCCTTTTGAAGGTCCATACGATAAGCCAGGTGTTCGCAAAGACAAATATGGAAATATTATTAAAAATGTTGCCAAACATCTTGCGAAGAAGGCAATGAGTGATAAAGCCAATGAAGAAACTGAGCATAATAATTGCGGAACTCCTGAATGCTGCGGGCAGTGCGATACACCTGAACAGATCGATGAAACTGCAAAGATCGTTGCCCATCTTCAAAAGCGTTATGGTGATAACATTCGTAAGAGTCACGTTCGTTCGGCTGCCAATGATTTTGGTGTCGATGCATCAAAGTTGGCTAAAGCAGTACGTACTAAGTTGGGCAAGAATATGCTCGATGAAGAGGATGATGGTTGGTATACCCATTCTCAGATGCACGGTTCAAAGAAAAGTGAAAAGCACCCAAAGGGTATTTCGGCTGATGAATGGAAATCTGGCATTAGATGGCATCATGGTAAGAATAAAAGAATTAATATTAAAGAAGAAGCTGAAGATCTTGATGAAACATCTGCAAAGAAAGCAATGGATTACCTAAGTAAATCGTTTGCACCTAGAGAAACAGCTGTAGAACGTTCAGCTAGAGCTACTCGGTATAATCCTGGTGATCGAAAGGAAGCTGGTAGACTCCTAGGTAATAAAATGAAGGGAGCCGAAAGAGCTGGAAAGATCATCGGTAAGTCATTTACTGTTAAAGAAGAAGCTGATCAGATTGATGAGCTCTCAAAGAAGCCCGGGGGAATCTTAGACACATATCAACAGCGTGGCACTTTTAAAGGTGACAAGAACCGGGATGCTGGTAGAAAGCTTGCAACTAAAAAATTGAATCCTGGCAAATATGGAATGGAAGCACCTAAGGTAGCAGCTACCAATGAAGAAGCCGAACAGATTGATGAACTTTCAAAGGGAACAATGGGTCGTTATATCAATAAGGCTGCCACAAAAATGGGCAGTCAAGGTGTTACTGCTGGTCTGAAGATTGCTGCTGACGAAAAGTCAAGCAAGAACTTCAAGGACATGGGCAAGCGCGAAAAGGGCATCTCGAGAGCAGTTAATAAGCTGACCAAGGAAGAACAAGACTTCGTTGATTCGCTGAATATTGATACTCTGGATGAAGCACGTGGCCGTCCTAAGAAGGCCGGTGGCAAGGATTTCACAATCAACCCAAGAACAAAAGAAAAGTTGATGCATGATAATCCTGAGCATATGAAGAAGATTGAAGCACTTCAAAGAAATGGTGTCATCCCTGAACCAAAGATTGAAGCCAATCAGCATGTCATGCAGCAGCTTCAACGTGCTAAGTTATCAATGCGTGGTGGTGAAACAGTCCACTTCACTCATGGTGATTCACATCATGTCCCTGGCGAACATGCAGCAAAGCTTTTGACTAAGTATGCCGGCATGAAGCCAGATGAAAAAGAAGCATTCCAAAAGAAGATTGGCCATTCACACGCTAATCTTAAAAGCGAACTCTAATCAATTATAAATAAAAGAAAGTTTACAGGAGAAGACTAATGGCACAATGGGGTAATACAGATGATGCTGCGAATTCCGTCCTATGGGCGACTACGCAGGTAAATCTACCATCAAACACAGTAAATCAAACAGCACTATTCGGCAATACAACAGTTGATGCATGGAACAACAACGGCGTTGCCATGAACAAAGCAGTTGGTCAGTTCGGTCTAGATATCAATGAAATTTCAGTTCAGATTGGTAATACGGCTGTAGCACAGTATATTATTACAAATCCAGGTTCTGGTTACAATGCTAACGCAGCAGTTACAGTTGCTAATACAACAGGCGGTGCAAACACACTGGCCGCTAACTCAACTGCATCGGGCGGTCGCATTACTGCACTAACAGCAAACGGCACATTAATCCGCGGTTATACATCAATTCCTGCGATTACAATTGCTGCACCTGCTGCACAGGCATTCAATGCTAACTCGGCTGTCACAAACGCAACAGACGCTATTGCAATCACAACTGCAAATAGCTTCTTCCTTCCAGGTGATAAGGTAACTTACACTGTTGCTGCTGGTAATACTGCTCTGACAAACCTGACATCGGGTACGACTTATGTCATCAAGACATCGAACACAATAGCCGTTACACTTGCAACTGGAATTAATGCTCCAACAATCGATCTTACCAAGGGTCTGACAGAAACCGGTCACTCACTTACGGGTGAAACTGCAACCGCAACTGCTGTTCTTACAGGCCGCGGTTATACAAAGGGTGCTGCTCATACCGGTTGGGTACTTCGTACAGTAGGTGAAGGTGGTCGTGCAGGTCGTGTTCAGTACGAGACATTGGTTGCATTCGGTGGCAACTTCTCGAATGACGGATCTGATGACGCAATCCTTCATGACGCATAAGGAATAATTAATGTCTGACCGTGCTAAAAAGATTACAGAATTAACATCCATTGGCACGGCCAACACGTCGATCGCTAGCGGGGACCTCTTCATTATCGAAGACGTCTCCGCTAACACAACCAAGTCCGGTACATTATCCACACTTCGTAAAGCTATTGTACAGGGACCGTATGCAGATGATCCAGCAGCAAATACAGCTGGTGTTGCATTAGGACAACTATATTATACTGCTGCGGGGGTTGTCAAAGTAAGAATTGCATGATTGATAAACTTGATGAGTCCAACTTCGTGTTGTACGCTGCGAAAAATTATGATAACCCACAATGTTTTGATACTTTAGAGTTTTACGAAGATCTATCACGGTTTAAGTATATCAAAAGACTATTTAATCGTTATGAGGAATCTGGTGAACTTAAAGAGAGATTGATTCTGAATCATCTCATTATCTTGTATAATGTATTTGGTGCAGCCACTACAAAAATGTTATTCTTTAAGTTGAACGGCCATCTTCATTTATTGAAGCCGTTCATTCTTTTGTTGGGATTCTTGCCTGATAAAGTATCTGGCGTCGGTGTCGAGAACAAAACAATAATTAGTTCTGATATCCCTATGGATGATAATATTGTACAGATTCTAAGGAAGATTTAATGGCTAAAGAAAAACAAGAGTATGACTATGAAGGTGACATGGCTATGTCACAACTCAAGTCTATTATTGCCAACGCGCAGCGTATCCATGATATGCTCGAGCGCGACACAAATATTCCTGAATGGGTACAGTCAAAGATCACGCTAGCCGAGGACTACATCTCAACTTCTGCTAACTATATGCAGGGTGAGATGAAGGAAGAAACAAAGTGGGTAAAAGATAAACACGGCTCTGGATATACAAGTAATGATGGTAAGCGGGAAATCGTTAAACATACTAAAGGTTGGATATCTCGCAGTACTACTGATAGACACGATTACTCTGACGTATATCCTACACAAAGAGAAGCTAAAGCTGGTAAATATGCTTGGGCTACCAAGAATGAAGATATGGCGATGGGAACCGGTCCAGTGAACGTCGCTGCTAATGTAGCAGATCCAAAGAACAAACCACTATTTGCTAAACCTGCAAAACGTAAGATGCCTTCATTCAAGACATTCGCCGGCAAATAACATGTTTAACATGATTCCTTTGCCATATAAGTTACTCGCATTAGTAGCACTAATTGCTGGAGTATTCTTCTATGGTTACATGAAGGGATCTGTACATGCTGAAGCTGAACTTGCTAAATTCTCTGCAGAGAAGAGCAAACAGATTGCTGGGCTCGAGAAGAAGAATGCCGAGATAAGTAATAAAGTAATAACTGAATACGTTGACAGAACAAATACGATTAGGGAAAAGGAATATGTATACCGTGACATTGCTGCAAAAAGCGTTCCTGCTCAGTCTGATCTTAGCAACGGTTGGGTGTACACGCACGACATTAGTGCCACATCCGGTGATGCCGACGCCTCCAGAGCTTCTGATGCGTCCTCCTCTGGAATTAAAGACAATAC